GGATTTGGTGCTGATGAAGATTGTAATAATGCATTTTTTATAGATTTTAAAGACCAAAATGGCTCTATAGGTGATATAAGAGCGGCTTCAGGTGGAACAGCAGTTACCTTTACATCTGATTATAGAGTAAAAGAAAATATGTCAGCAATGTCTGGCGGTCTTGAGAAAATTAATAAACTTAAACCAATACTGTTTAATTTTATAGATTATCCAGATGCTGTACATGAAGGTTTTTTAGCACATGAAGTACAAGAGGCTGGTTTAGGATATGCTGTTTTTGGTGAAAAAGATGCTGTAAAAATAGAAAACAAACCATCTAATAAAGATTTTGGAAAAGAAGTTATGGACAAACAGCATATGTCTAATGCAAACTTAATACCGCAAATGGTAAATGCAATACAAGAACTTTCCGCAAAAGTGGAAGAATTAGAAGCAAAACTAAAATAACAGGAGAATATAATGGATTGGAGTAAATACAGTTCGTTGAAATCTGATAGCAAAGTTTCTTTTGGAAAAGAGAAGCAAGTTATTAAAGAAGCAGTTTCAGAAGTGAAAGATTCAGATGGTAAAGTCGTAAGAAAGGCTGAAGCCAAAGAAGAACGTGAATACGTTGCTTTGGGTCAGAAACGATGGAATGCTGAGTCTGGTGATGCTATGGATGATAGTAAGCGTGAATATTCACTATCTCAATTAGAGAGTGAAAAAGCACGTTACGATGCAGAAATGGCAAGAGCTAAAGCTCAAAGCGATGGACTTGCACTAGCTATTGCAGATTTTAAGAAATTATAATGGAAACATTACCACTTCTGATACTCTGTCTCGTTTGTTATGGAATGGGATGGGTTAGCGGATGTATGGTAAATAACAAAAAAGACAAGGAGTCATAATGGCTAAAAAAGAAAAAGAACAAAAGCCTGTTTTGAGTCTGGATGATAAAGAGTATGTTATCGAGGACATGACAGATGAACAAAAGCAAATGCTAAATCATATTAATGATATGCAGAATAAACTCAATACCAATGCGTTTATGAAAGAACAATTAGAAGTTGGTAAAGAGGCATTCATCAATATGCTTCGTAACTCTCTTGAGTCAAAAGAAGAACCCGAAGAGGTAGAAGCGGAAGCATGATTGTAAGAAGGTGCAGTCAGGGCCATCGTGTCCGCATTTATAGAAATACCACACCGGGTATCTCTCGTACTAAAAAGTATAAAGATGGGAGTACGGAGGTTCTGACTTATCCTTCATCTTATAGTTATTTTGTTGAAGTAGATGGAAAAGTAGAAAAGAAAACAAATAGTTTTAAAACTGCTGAAGAATTTTATGATAGTGAATGCTCTAAAAAACATAGCGATAATCATGGAAGATTAGTGATTGGCAAACATCATTTAATAAATAATGTAGCTACATCACAGTCTGATTATCCTACAGATAGTAATACAAAATCAGAAATAAAGGCTTTTTATGATGTTAGAAATATTGATTACAGCGCTAGCGATACAAAAGCAGAACTACTAAGTAAGATAGAAGTAAATGATTTTACTAAATCAAAAAACATGAGGAAATAATGGCTACTAAAAAAGATTCAAGATTAAAAAGAGCTGGTGTTTCTGGCTATAATAAACCTAAAAGAACCCCAAGTCATAAAACAAAAAGTCATGTTGTGGTCGCAAAAGTTGGAAGCAAGATTAAAACAATACGTTTTGGACAACAAGGTAAAACTGGGGATAAAAAAATGACAAAAAGAGCTAAATCATTTAAAGCTCGTCATGGTAAAAACATAGCTAAAGGTAAAATGTCTGCGGCTTATTGGGCTAATAAAGTAAAATGGTAATGGCTAAAAATTCATTTATAAACTGGGAAAACGCACCAATAAAGAAAGAGGGTTTTATAGCTATCTTTATATTTATGAGCGGATTAATTGGAGAAGGTGTTTATTTTTATAATCGTTTTATTACATTAGAAACTAATATGTTAGAAGCAAATACAAAAATAGAAGAATTATTATCAAAACACATTCAAGATGAAGAACAAGAATTTGCAAAACTTGAAGAACGTGTAAAGTTTTATGAAAAAGAATTTAATATCAATCCTTTAAGCTGGAGAAAAAAGAAGAAGTGAGAGCGATAGAAGTAATAGAGTTTGTAGTCTGTATTGTTCTTTTTGCAGTTTTAATTATAGGATTCACAGCTTGTGAAGATTCTTATATGACTGTAGAACGAAGGGTGGTAGATGCTGAAAATAATATACCAATTTATTTTCAGGCTACAGCTGAACAGGATGGTGTAAACACTTGGCGACCTGTATTTACTTATTATATTTATCAAATGGAAGAAGGTATTTATGATGCTTACTTTCATGCATATGTAATGATGGATGATTCTGTAGTATTTTCTGGAGTTCAACCCATATCAATTGAGGGTGGTAAAAAGATTTGGGGTGAATATATTGCAGTGGGCGCAAACTTTTCTCCAGAACTAATAGTAAATAGCACTCCAATGGCTTATGTAAGCGTGGAGTATTAATAATATAAATGGGAACAATATATGACAGAAATGTATGCAGAGTATGGTGCCATAGGCACAATCGTCATACTATTTTCCGGAATGCTTTATTGGTTTAAAGGTTTTGTTGATACACTCATTAATAACAAGATGGAAGACCTTGAATCTGAAATAAAGAAAGTTCAAGATACTGTACAAGATGAAGTGCAACAAAATAGAAAGATTATAGTGAAATTAATAGACCGTGTCAATTCACATGAAAAAGTTTTAGATAATTCTTTTGAAAGAATTACAGATAGTGGTGAAAGAAGAACAGAAAAACTTATGTTTAAAATTGAAGAAAACGGTAGTGGAATTAACTGGTTAAAAGGAAAGTTAGATAACAAATGATAGGACAAGATTCTATACGTGTAGTGTCAGCAAATTTAGTAGGCACTGGAATATTTTTAATTGAAACAATACCGTATGTGTTGCAGGTCGTAATCGGACTGTTAACAATATGGTATTTAATACTTAAAATAAAAAACATAAGGAGTAGATAATGGATATTAAAAAAATGCTAGTTAATCTTGCGGAATCTCAAGCCGATAAGGTTAAAGATGACATGATGAGTCAATTAAATTCCAAAGAAATGGAAGAAAAAATTGCCTCAGCTATCAATGCTAAAATAGATATTCCGTTTGTATCGGAAGATAAGGAGCAAATATTTTTTGAAAAAATCGTTGATGTTGTTACTGATCTGTTGCATGGTCTTTTTGAGGGGAAGTAGTTTGTTAAACGAACCTCAAATAAAAGATTTGATTAAAAGAGTTATGGAGAGTATGGATTTATACTCTCCAGAAGCTCTGGATTTAGTGTATAAAACTGGTAAGGTAGAAAGCGGATACAAATATATACGTCAAATAAAAGGGCCAGCTAGAGGTCTTTTCCAATGTGAAGCATGGGTGGCGGTAGATATATGTAAAAACTATTTAGCTTACAGAAAAAAGCTAATGCAAAAAGTTGCTAAAGCTACCAATGTTAAACTGTCTTATTTTGTAGACCCAAAAGAAGAAGACTGGGATTTTATATTGGAAACAAACATAGCCGCTCAGATAGCTATGTGTCGTTTGCACTATAGAAGAATACCTAAGCCTTTACCGTCTAGTCCTGAAGGGCAAGCAAACTATTGGAAGAAGTATTATAACAGTATGGCAGGTCGCGGTACTGTTGAGGATTTTTTGGTGAGGTCAGCCTAGTGCCAAAGCAAATGTATACGTTAAACAATTTTTCAGGTGGTGTTAATAATTTACAAGATGCACGTGATATAGCTGATAATCAGTTAGCTGTAGCTGAAAATGTAATGTTAGACCATAATGGAATAATACGTAGTCGTGGTTCATTTGCAACGCATGGTGATGCTGGTGATCAAACAGAAGGTTCTTTAGAAAAAGGCTATGGTTTTAAATCGTTTGAAATAGATTATGCTGTTGGAGCTACAAGTGTAGGAGCACGAACAGATATATTATTTAACGCAAATAGTGCCAATCAGCATTTTATTCATTCTGCTGGAGTTGATTTAAGAACTACTTTTCCAGTTGGTTCTGAAATACTTGTATCGGGGAGCGCTTCAGAGGTTAACTATGCAAACAATGGATTTCATACAGTTAAGGCTCATGGGCCCGGTGGTAATGAGTATTTAATTGTCGGAAATACTTTAACAGGCGAAGTTGTCGCTAGTGATGCAGGTAGTTCTTCTTCAGGGCATACTATAAGCACGCATAAATTAGGAGAATCTTTATTTTTATTTGGAGATGCTGGAGAATCTAGTGTTAGTCATTATTTAAAGTCTTCTGACGCTGTTACGCATGAAGTTGCTACTTTATTTGATGGTTCAGTACCCATAGCTCCTGCAAGAATAATGTATTATATAGCTGATAATGCAGTGAGAATATCTGATACTCGTATGAGAGACTCAGCTATAGGAACTAATGCTAATAAAATACAATGGTGGGGTTTTGTAAAAAGAACACACTTTAGCGGAAGTACTGGAGAAAATAGTTATTTAGGTTTTTATGCTAATGATAATACATTAGCCCCTCCTACAGAAGCCGCTGTTGGGAGTGGTTATTTATCTTCAGCTGGCGCAGGGTTTAATGTTAATACTACAATGGCTTCTGATAGTGCAAGTACTTGGGTGGCTGATACATATCAAATAGCTATTAGCTTTGTGTATGATGACAATCAGGAATCATTGCTATATATACCTTCTTCATCTAATACGTTTGCTGTTACAGCTGGACAAAAAGTTCAAGTAAAAATAAGAGCAGAGGGGCCTTACGATGAAAGAATTAGCGGAGGTAGAGCTTATTGTAGACCAGATGGTTCTGATGAATCTTGGGCTC